TTGGTGAGCGTGGCTAGACAGGCCGGCAAGACTACGTGTTTAAAAGCGTTACTTGGTTGGTGGATCACGGATTACGCCGAAATGTTGGGGCGTCCCCAAACGGTTTTAAGCACCGGGCATAACTTGCCGTTGGCGGTTTCATTGTTTCAAGAATTGGCGCCCGTGTTAGAAACAAATTTTGGCGCCGTAGCTAAATGGTCCTATGGACGTAACGAGCTAACGTTAAATAAATCGCGTTGGCTTGTACGCGCCGCAACACCCGCCGCCGGCCACGGTGCAAGTATTGACTTATTGCTAGCGGATGAAATTTGGGATATCTCGAGCGACGCCCTAGATATTGGTTTGTTGCCTACTCAACGTGCGCGCCCTAATCCTTTGGCGTCGTTTTGGTCCACGGCCGGTACTGAAAATTCGGCGGCGTTTTTGCGTTGGCGTTCGCAAGGTTTGCGCGCGATAGATGAAAACAAAACTAACGGTTTATATTTTGCCGAGTACTCACCGCCACCGGATCTAGACCCAATGACGTTAGACGCGTGGGCGTTCGCAAATCCAAGCTTGGGTTATATGATTGACGAAAACGTTTTATTTAACGAGGCCGCTAGCCCGAACCGCGCGGGGTTCCTACGCTCGAGCGTAAATTTATGGATTCAAACGGATCTAGGTTGGCTAAATCCGGGCGTATGGCAAAACCTCGCAACGGATGTTAAACCGATACCGGGCGGCGTGTTGGCTTGCGAAACAAGTTTAGACAATGGGCGCTATTTTGGTTTGCGCGCCGCACAAAACCCGGACGGAAAAATTATTGCCACGGTTTCGTTTGTATGCGATACACAAACCGAACTATGGGCCCACGTTAAACGTGAGGCCGCCGCGTCGCCATTATTGCAGCTAGCGCTATCACCAACGCTAGACGTAAATTGTCCACCCGAGCTAGTACGCCGGCGCGTTGTGGTTGGGTTCGCGGAAATAGCGCGCTACACCCCGGTAGTGAAACTTTTGATAAACGAGGGCCGGCTATTACACACCGGCGAACAGATGTTGGCCGAACATGTTGGGCGGGCGGTAGCAGTCAAAACTCAATCGTCCGTGGCTCTTAGTTCGCAACGATCCCCGGGCGAGATATGTTTGGCTAGGTGTTTAGTGTGGGCGGTTGCCATGGTTTCAAAACCCGCGCACCATGTAACGCGCCCAATGATTGCCACTAGTTCGCAACGGTTCGTAGCGTAGTCTTTAGCTATGGGAATATTTAATAAACTTAATACCGCAGAACCGGTAACACGAGCCGCCGTAGCCGCGGCCGGACAGTATCGAGCTAGCGAAAACCTTATAGGTAATTTCATTTCGTACCAACAATCCGCGGATCGTTTGCGCGCTATCAAGGTTCCTACTATTTCGCGTTCGCGCGATTTAATTTGTTCTATGGTGGCGTGTTTAACAATGTCGCAATATACGCAACAATGGAACGGCGACGAGTTAGAGGAAATAGCTATCCCGCCGGATGTTTGGTTTAACCGTCCGGACCCGAACAGTACAAGAAATTTTATTCTTAGTTGGACCACGGACGATTTATTATTTTTCGGGCGGGCGTTTTGGATAATTACCGAACGTTTCGGAAATGGATTTCCTAAGGCGTTCCAATGGATGCCGGCCGCGAACGTGCAAACTTTAGACATGGCCGGTCCGATTTGGTGGGGACCTAGTAAACAAATTACTTGGCAAGGTATGCCGGTAGACCCTCGAGACGTTGTGCAATTCATTAGCCCTATTCAAAGTTTGTTATCTATGGGCGATTCCGCAATTTTGACGGCGCTACGTTTAAACCGTTCGGCGGAACGTTTCGCGGTAAATGAAATTCCTAGCGGTTGGCTTAAACAAACCGGCGGGGAACCAATGGACCCAACGGCGCTAGCGGATCTTGCGGCGGGTTGGGCAGAGGCCCGGCAATCTAATAGCATCGCCGCGTTAAATGAGTATGTAGATTGGCACGAGTCATCTATAGATCCGAGCAAACTACAGCTAACAGAGGCGCGAACATTTCAAAGCCTTGAACTTGCGCGCGTTGCCAATATCCCTAGTTATTTAGTTGGCGCGCCAACGGGCGGTGGAATGACTTACGCGAACGCACAACAAGCAAGGCAAGACCTTTATTTGTTCGGCGCTAAACCGTTCATAGATTGCATCGAACAAACTTTGAGTATGGATAACGTATTACCGCGCGGACGTTTCTTAAAATTGGACGTAACCGCATATCTTGAAGAAAACGTCATGGGAACCGAGGCGGCTAGGCCCGTCGCGCCTACTGCCTCGGAACCCGCCTCAATGACTATTAAAGATTGACGCTAAAACCTCTTAGGGTTGCGCTACTATTCTGTTAATGATCGTTTTAGTACCACAACGAATAAGTATTGACGCGGCGGCCTCGGGCGTACCCTCACGCACAATAACGGGGCTCGCCGCGCCATACAACAAAACGGCATACGTTCAAGGCGGCCAAGCCGTCAAATTTTTACCGGGTTCAATCCCTATAGACGGACCGGCACCGAAACTAATACAAAACCACAACATGGCGGACGCAATCGGTTTAGTTACTGAACGCGTAGATAGCCCGGACGGTTTATTATTTACCGCAAAAATTAGTTCTACTCGAAACGGAAACGACGCGTTACAACTCGCGTTAGACGGCGTTTATGATTCGGTGAGTGTTGGTATTGAACCAATAGATTTTTATTACGACGACGAAAACACAATGGTAATAAAATCAAGTCAATTTATAGAACTATCTTTAGTTCCCATTGGCGCGTTCGCGGATGCGAAAATTACTAAAGTAGCGGCCGAAAAACCTAACGAAATTAAACCCCAAGAAAAGGAAATAAACAAAATGGAAACAGTAAACGCAACAGCCGAACTAAAAGAAACACCGGCAACAGTAGAAACAAAGTTTTATGCGCAAGCCGCGAAACCGATAGGCCCAATGCCAACGGCCGGCCAATACATCGCCGCCGCTATCAAAGGCGGATCCGCGTTTCACGAAATGCGCCGAGCAATTCAAGCCGCCGCACCAAGTGCCCCGTATATTGATACCGAATCAAATCCGGGCACGTTGCCGGAAATAATCGTACAAAACGTTTACAACAATTTCGTAGGCATGAGGCCTGTAGTGGATGCGATTGGCGTTCGAGCCATGCCAAGCGGCGGCCAATTCTTTGTTAGACCGTCCGTATCGGTAAACGTTTCAATGGACGAGCAAAGCGCACAAAATGCGGCGCTCGAGGCCGGCACGCTTCAAATTGCCCGGAACCTTGTAGAAAAGAAAAGTTACGGCGGATATGTAACAATTTCCGAACAAGATCTTGATTGGACCACACCCGAAATCTTAAACGTAATCTTGGATGACATGGGTCGAATTTATGCCAACACAACGGACACGGTAGCCGCGCTTGCATTAGCCGCGGGTTCAACTGTTACGGAATCGTTTGGTGATCCAACAGTAGCGGCCGATTGGACTACATTTATCGGACTAGCCGCAACAACAATTCTCACCGGTTCAAACGGAAACTTACCTACTCATTTATTTGTTTCGCCCGACCAATGGCAAAATTTAATTTCTTTGAGCGATCTACAGGGTAGGCCATTATTTCCGCAAATTGGACCTATGAACGCGTTCGGTAACGTAACACCGGTAAATTCTGCCGGCGTAGCGTTCGGTCTTAACGTAGTCGTGGATCGTAATTTCGCGTCCGATACCGTAATCGTTGGCGCCGCCGGACAAAGCAACGGCAACCCAACGGGCGGCGGTTTTGAAATCATGGAATTGCAAAAGGGCGCAATTTCTATAGATGTGCCTAGCACCTTGTCTAGAACGGTGGCATTTCGAGGTTATTTCTCGACGCTAATGATTGACGATACTAAGTTCGTTAAAGCTACAGGCTTGTAGAACTAGGGCGGCGTAACCGCCAATGGCTACATATACCGTTACATTTAAACAAGTTGTAAATAATATTTGCACGCTTGAAACGTTAACCGCGAACGAAATAGTAGTAGGGCAAACCGTAACGATTTCTAATATGGGTAGTCCGTTTAACGGGTCCTACGTTGTTACGGCTACACCTACTAGCTATTTTATTACCAAGGATGAAATAGGCGATTACATATATAACCCGTCTATTATTATCCAAAATCAAATTCAATTCGCGTTAACTACCGCGGACGTTGCCCGCATTTCAACTAGCGGAACTATTACCTACGCGGTAGCTACCTCTTGTACTTGGATAACTCTTGCCGACTTAGAGGATTGGCTAGGGTTCGTATTTGTGGATCCCTCGAGCGATAGGGATTTGGGTTTAATTGCCGTTGCGTCCGCTAACACGTTTGGATATCGCCGCCGAGCATCCGCCGGATATTTTGATTCTTTAACGGTGCTACCGGACCAAGCTTGTAAAATGGCGTTAATGATGATGTCCGGGGCCTTGTATCGAGAGCGCGGATCCATAGATCAGTACGCGAGTTTTGATCCGTTGGCTACCGGCGCGGTTACGGGTGGCAGTATGGGCCAAATTTTACGCCTATTGGGTTGTAATCGTCCCGCGGTGGCATAATGCCGGCTGCAGACATTTTTAACGACGCGTTTAACCAACTCGTAACCAAACTACAAACCATTCCGAATATAACCGTGGTAAACGATCCTCGAAATATAAACCCGCCTTGCGTTTTCGTGGACGCCCCGAGTATTGAAATGGAAACCAACGTAGTAGCCAAAATGAATTTTAACGTCCGCGTCATTGGTTCGGGTCCCGGCGATCTTAAAACGTTGCAAACTTTGTTAACCCTTGCCGATAAGGTCCGGCAACTACAAATAGGGCTATCTACTTTAAACCCGTCTATAACGACCATTGGCGCGCTCGATTATGCTAGTTATGAGCTAACTATTTCCACTAAGATAGCCCCGTGAACTACGTCGTAACATCCCACCGCCTTAAATGGACATTGGGCGCCGAGCTATCCGCCGAGGATTTAAAATACACCGATATAGAATTTTTATTAAAATCCGGCCACATAGCCGAACTATCCCCAAAACGATCTAGTAAAAAAGATAAGTTAGAAACTAACGAAACCGAAAACGAGGATTAAAACAAATGGCAACAGCAACATATTTAGCCGGTACCCAATTTAAAGTAGGCGTGGACGAGGCCGGATCCGTAGATCTTACTGATCAAGTTAAAAGCATTACATTATCGCGCACCTATGATTCTTTAGATGCGACTTCAATGGGCGACACCGCGCACCGCGACGTAGCCGGGCTTGAGGCGAACCAATGCGTAGTTACTCTTTTAATGAGTTACGCCGCAAGCGAAACATACGCAACGATTAGCGGTTTAGTAGGTACTCAATGTTTCGTAGAGGCAACACCGGCCGCCGGCGCAAACACGGCGACTAATCCGGCTTTTCAATTAGACGGTACGTTTTTAGCGTCGTTCGACGTTGTAAATTCAACTGTTGCCGAGTTGTCCGAAGTTCAATTAACCTTTACAAACGGAAACTATACGGCCGTAACGTCATAACAAGAAAAGAGCGACGGTGAAAATAACAATAAAAATAACACACGACGATTACAAAGAACCATTAGAGGTAACTACTCGATTATCCGGGATAGTTGAATGGGAACGAAAATTCGCTAAACGCGCCGGGGATCTCGCTAGCGGTTTCTCTATGCAAGATTTAGCGTTTTTAGGTTGGGTTTCAATAAAGAAAACTAAACCAACGTTCGATAAATGGTTAGAGGGTTTGGACGATCTAGAGGTACTAGATACGAGCCCAAGCCACCCCACGGACGGGGCGCCTACAGACGGCAGTTAGCCGAACTGCTAGTAGCTATCAGTTGGTGGCCCCCGGAAATAGAATTTGATACAAACGATTTAGCGACGGTTTTACTTGTTTTAGAAAAGCGGGCGCGTAGATGATCGGTTTAGAACCTATAAAAGTGTTTGGGTTAAAAGAGGCGCTAAAAGAAATTAACAGCGTAAACCCAAAACTACGCCGCGAAATAACAACCACATATAAACAGATTATGGCCGCAACGGTTAAAGACGTTCAAAGTAAAATTCCCGTTAATCCGCCTATGTCCGGGTTTTCTCGAGCGTGGAAAAAAAACGGGGTGGACCTATTGCCGTGGGACGGTTCAATAGCTCGCAACATGGTAAAAGTTAAAATAGATACCCGGCGGGCGCGTAACCGAAATATCCAATACGGGACGGTTTACGAAACGTTAGCAGTATTTAAAATTAGTTGGGTTGGCACTATAAACACGATCATAGATTTAGCCGGCAAACAAGATAGCCCAACCAATTTAGCCGGGGCAAACATGATAAAAGTTTTGAACGAACGCTACGGTAAATCTATGCGGTTTCTTTGGCCGGCCGTTGAACGTAACCGCGGGCAAATAGATAGCGAAATGGAAATTTTAGTAAAACGCGTTATGGATGAGGTTAATAAAAACCTTGTATCAAATGTTCCGTCTTATGGTTTAAGATAACGCTATGGCGATTACCGTTCCGATTATTGCAACCTTTAACGAGGCGGGCGTACAAAAGGCCATTAAACAATTTGAGAGCTTAACCACAACCACGGATAAAGCCGGGTTCATTATGGGTAAAGCATTTTTACCGGCCGTGGCCGCGTTGGGTGCAATTACTGCCGCCGCGGGGTTTGCCGTTAAAGCCGCTATAGAGGATGAGGCCGCGCAAGCATCGCTAGCTAACACGTTACGAAACACAACGCAAGCAACGGATGAACAAATAGCCGCCACGGAAACAATGATAAGTAAATTACAAATGGCTACCGGCGTGGCGGATGAGGATTTAAGGCCGGCCTACGCGTCGTTAACTCGAGGTACTAAAAACGTGGACGAGGCCAATAAAGCATTAGCTCTCACGTTAGATATTGCGGCCGGCGCAAACGTTAGCGTACAGCAAACCGCGGACGCGCTCGCTATGGCATACGGCGGAAATATGCGGGCATTGGCGGCATTATCCCCGGAATTAAAAGTAATGATTAAAGAGGGCGCAAGCCTTGATCAAGTTATGGCGACGTTATCGCGCACGTTTGCCGGCTCGGCCGCTACGGCTGCCGGTACCGCGCAAGGACAATTTAAACGCCTCAACGTTGCGTTGGATGAGGCTAAAGAATCTATCGGTAAAGCATTGTTACCCGCCGTTTTAGCGGTTCTACCGTATTTAGTGAGTTTCGGTGATTGGGCCGCTAGGAATACACCAATAGTTATAGGAATTGCCGGCGCTATTCTTGGTATCGCTACCGCAATTATCGCCGTTAATACCGCGTTGGCGCTCTACAAAGTAGCGGGCGCTATAGCGGTGATCGTCAACTATGCGTTAGCCACGTCGTTTACTGCCGCCAATGTTGCTATGACAATGGGCGTCGCCGCCGTAACTATTGCCGCCGGATTGGTAGCGGCCACGATTGCAATGAACAAATTTAAAAACGAAAATAACGCAACCACGACCGCCGTAGCCGGAACTACTGCCGGGCTATACGCCAATAGTCAAGGCATTCGAGACGTAGACAACGCCCTAAAATCTGAGGGCCGCGCCCGTTTAGCGTCCGCCGGGTGGCTTGAAACTTGGAATACCACAGCCGATAAAACCGTAACCGGTACCGGCAAGTTAGACACCGTAACTAAGAAACTTAAGGTAACTACTGAGGATACAAACAAAGCCGTAGCGGATCTAGCTAAAACACTTACTAACGAAATGAATATGGCATTAGATGACGCCAACGCAAAACTAGTAACCGCGCAACAAACGTTTAACGATTTTTCTAACTCAGTAGCCGGCGCTATAACTCAAGGGATAGATTTCAAAGCCGCGTGGGAAGTGGGCGCTACGTCCGGGGAATTAACGTTCGGTACCGCGCTCGAGGAACAAGCAGAAAAGGCTAAAGATTTTGCGGATACGGTAAAAAAACTTATAGCCGCCGGATTATCCGAACCCGCGTTACAACAAGTTTTAAAGGCCGGCGTGGATGCCGGAACGTTAATTGGTAAAGAGCTATTAAGTAGTACCGATAAAATACTTAAAGCTAATGAGATTGTTAAAACGTTAAACGAGATAGCCGCGCTAGTTGGCACGAGCGCCGCGGCCGCGTTTTATCAATCGGGTGTTACTGACGCTAAAGCCTATTTACAGGGCGTAGCGGACGCTATGGCAAGCGCTACGAACGCGTTAGGCGGCGCTAGCACTATTGCGGACGTTAAAGGCATTGGGGCGACGTTTGCGGACACGGTAAGCAATATAGGCGCGGTGCCTACATCCATTACAAACCCTATTTCCGTACCGGCAGATATTAGAGGCGGTACCGGTAACGGTGGCAACACAAATAACATAACCATAAACACCGTTACAGCGCCCGCCGGATTAGGCCAAACAATCGTAGACGCACTAAGACAGTACGAGCAATCCAACGGCGTAGTGGATATTAATTTCTATGGCGGGTTTGGATCTCTTGGCTAATGGGTTCCGAAATTATACAAAGCGGGGAATATCTATTAGAACTAGATACCGGGTTTGACGCGTTTAGTTTTCGTTTAGATGACCCGTTGCGCGGCCAACTAGATAACACCGAATTTACATTAGGGCCAAGCACCCAATACGCGGACATTACGCCCTACACCCAAAACATAAATATTAGGCGCGGACGCCGTAGACCATTAGACCAATTCGCCGCCGGAACTATGACGTTTACGTTAGATGACCAAATAGCTGGCGGAATTCTCTCACCATACGATCAATCAAGCCCCTACTATGACCCGCTAAACGAACAAGCCGGCCTAGCACCAATGCGCGCCGTTCGGCTATCTCGAGAGGGCGAATTTTTATTCGTTGGCGTAGTTGTAAATTATGATTACCAATTCAATTTAGCCCAAGATAACAAAGTAACCGTTACTTGTGTGGATGCGTTTTATCTATTAGCGCAAACGGTATTACCCGCAACCGTAGTAGCCGAGGAATTATCTAGCACAAGGTTTACAAATATTTTAGATTTACCCGAGGTAAATTATCCGGCACTAACCCGAAACATAACCACCGGAACCCAAACTTTAGGCGCCGGCGTTGATTATGACATCCCAAACGGCTTAAACACTTTGCAGTACATAGGCGGAATACAAGCCGCCGAGCGTGGCCGAATTTTTATAGATCGAGAGGGCTATCTAACATTTCAACCAAGAATAGGCGCTACCACTAGTAGCCCCGTTGTAAGTTTTGCGGACGATGATCCACTATTAGCCAAATACCAAAATTTACAAACCGTATTTGATTCCTCAAATGTTGTAAATTATGCAGCCGTACAACTTGCCGGCGGGGCCGCGCCTGAGGTAGCCGAGGATTTAGCTAGCCAAGCCACCTATTTTATACAATCCGAAAACATTAACGACAGTCTCCTAGCCACAACCGCGGCGGCGCTTGAGCTTGCCGAATATCTGTTAGACGGATCCCCGGCGCCAAGGTTCACGGCGCTTACTACCAATTTCGCGTTATTAACAGATCCCCAACGGGACGCCGCCGCCACCGTAGATATTGGGCAAACTATCCAAGTTCAAAAAACGTTAATCGGCACCCCGTCTAGCCTTACTGAGGAATTATCTGTAGAGGGAATTGAACACAACATAACCGTATTCAATGGGCACACGATCACATATTTTACGGCACCTACAGATCTAGTCTATCTAATGATTTTGGACGATCCCGAATTCGGACGCATGGATATTAACAACGTCTTATCATGATTATCAAGTAAGGTAAATAACAACTATGGCAAACACCCAAACAACCGTTCCCGTTTTTACTACCCTTGAGGTTTTATCTAGCGCGGATCAAAACCTAACCGCGGGCACCGGTTGCCCGGTATTCGCTACCACGGTTACGCGGGATGCCGCGTTTGGTGGCGCCGGTGAAAAGGTTTTAGCCGAGGGCCAAATTTGTTATCTCGAGTCAACAAACGTCGTTCAACTGTTCGACGGCGCCGCATGGCAAACCGTAGGCCCGGCTAGCTCGGGCGCGGTAGTGCAAGTTAAAAGTACAACACTTACTAGCACATTTAGCGGTACAGCGTCACTAGGTACTTTTATGGCGGTCACAGGTTTAACGGTTGCGATTACACCAACTAGTGCTAGTAATAAAATTTTGATTCTTGCAACCGTGATCGTTGCAAACGATGCAACTAGTCAAGGTTTGACAGGCATTTTGACCGGCGGTAATTGTGCAAGTTATCGAGGCAACACGGCCGGCAGTCGACAACGCGCCGCAAGCGGTGTGTCAATGGGTTCAAGTGCGCGAGTTGCCCAAAATATGGATTTTAATTATTTGGATTCGCCGGCGACGACTGCCTCGGTAACTTATGGTGTTTCAATAAATTACACAGCGAACAGCGGCGCAACTCAAGTGTTGTATGTTAATCGCGCTGCAACTGATGACGATGTCGACTACAACGCACACTACGCATCAACTATCACAGCTATCGAGGTAACACCATGACCGATTACGCAGCAGTTTTAGCCAAAAATTATCCGACCGCATTATGGGAATTATCCGGCACAGAATACTCAAATTTGGTTTGGAAATGCGACGAACCAAAACCAACACAAGCGGAACTTGACGCACAATGGCCGGCGGTCGCCTACAGCAACGAAATTGCACAAATAGAAACAACACGCCGCACACAATACGAAACACAATCAGACGGTCTATTTTTTGAATGGCAGCGCGGCACAAACACTAAAGACGCATGGGAAGCAGCAGTACAAGCTGTTAAAGACGCTAACCCGTATCCGGCAGCACCGAAAAAAAAGTAGAAATATTTTTATGAACTCACATAAACAAATAGCGGACCAAACTTTTAAAGGCGGCATACAAGGCGTAATATGTTATTTTCTTTGGAAATCTAAACTAGATCGGGAACTTATATTTATGATTATTCCAATTACAAGCACCGTTTTAGCGTGGATTTCAACCAAAATAGGGGATCCCGATTTGGCTTGTCTCTTTATTCAAGACGCCAAAAAAAAGAAAAAAAAATAAAACCGTACACCGTAGAACTCGCGCCCGTAGTAAAAGGGCCGCTACCCGGCACGGACGAATTCATTCGGCAAGTAATCAAACGATCCAATGGCGCGCTATGGAATAACGGATCATTTATAAACAGACCCAAACACGGACACCCCGGCAGTATTTCAAACCATGCCCGCGGGCTCGCCATAGATTTTAGTTACCGCTACAACTCGAGCGCCGGCGCCGGCCGTAAAGCCGGTTTAAAGTTTCTTGATTCAATGATTGCTAACGCGGACGCGTTGGGCTTAGAGCT